GTCGTGGCTGTCGTTCCGGTGATGCTCGAGGTCGCATCGACCAGGGCAAACTCGTCGAGCTGCAGCTCTTCGCCAACTTCGTCCCAGGCGGTGCCCCACATCTCCTGTGGGGCAATAATCGGCGAGCTGGTATCGACGACCGGGGCGGTATCGCTGACCATGAGTGGCAGCGGGTCGTCGCCGGGGATCGCGTCATCATCCCAACGCCACGCATCCTCGGTGTTCAACAGCGGGAACGTATCGGCAACGACCGGTGCCGTATCGCTCGCGATCAGGTAGATCGGATCGTCACCGGGGATTGCGTCGTCGTCCCAGCGCCAGGCATCTTCCGTGCAGAGCAGCGGGAACGTGTTACCGTCGACCGGCTGAGACTGGGCGACCTCGAGCAGGTACGCCTCGTCTTCTACGCCCTCGATCGGCTCGATCAGGTCAAGTTCGACTAAATCCGCCATCAAGCGACCTTACGTGGCGGGGCGTTAGCCTGGAGGGGCGTGCGCCACTGGCGGGTTGAAATGGAAGGCGCGCGGTAGCGCCGGCGATACGGTCTCGCCTTTACCCGACTGACCGGAATGGCGCGTCGGGTAAGGCAAACCGGGACTGCGTCGGCCACGACCTCGATGAGATCGTCGCCGAGCGGCGCATCGAAAGACGCCTCGCAGTCCCAGAATTCCACATCAGAATTCGCTGATCTGGATGCGGCCGAGCGATGCAATGGCCGCAGCACCGCCGATCTGAACGATCGCGATACCGTTCAGCAACGCTGTGGCCGTACCGGGCATGTCGATCGCGTTGTCGAGGTTGGGGTTCGCACGCCAGAAGAAACGCTGACCGTTGGCGTTCAGGCCGAAAGTAAAGATCGGCGAGCCGGCCAACGTCGGCTGTGTGGTGGCGAACGAGCCCTGCCCTGCCGATCCCGAGAAGCTCGGGTTGGTCGACAGCGAGGTGGTCGGCTGACCGGTAATGACCGTCGTGAGCGCACCAGCCGCCGCCGTAGTAATGGTACGGAACACGGCGAACTCGGCCCACGCGGAGGCCGTACCGCCGCCTTCCCAGTCGATCTCGGTAATGATCGAGGAGCGGTTCGTGCCTGGGAATACGATGAAGTTCAGCACCGAGCCGGTCGTCACACCGCCCGAAGCCGAAACGAGAGATGCTGGCGTGAAAGCCGGCGAGCGGAAGTTGTACTTGATCATCGGCTAGGTTCCTATTTTAAAAATGGAGTAGTGCTTCCGTTGCTTACGCACCGAATGCGGTGATGGTGGCGCCCGTGATGTTGACCGTGACGCCCGAGGAGAGCGAAACGCTCGAGAGGTTCAGGTCAGCGCCGGACGTGCCGACGGTGCCCTGGACGATGCAGGTTGTGCCCGCGCTCGAGGTGCAGAGTCGGAAGTGGCCGGCCGTACCCGTCGCCGATGCCGCTGCCGTGATCGGGTTGCCGCTGCTCGCCGCGGTGGCCGTCGCGGTGCCGTTCAAGGTCAGCACACCAGAAGCGGCCGACCCGGGCGTCGCGTTGAGCGGGAGCGAGGCCAGCAGCGTGCCGCCGTCCGCGGTGCCAGCGTTAGCCGGAGGCGAGCCGGTGTAAAGCAGCAGGTAGCCCGTGGTGCCCAGGGCGGTGACCAAATCGCTCATCGCGTTGGTGCGGTGGGTGGTGCTGTATTGCAGTGCCATTCAAGTTCTCCGGTTAGGCGCCCAGCATCTGGGCCATGCGTTGCTTGGCCTTCTCGATGCGGGACTCGATGTCCTGAAGCTCTGTCGTTGCCTTAGCGAGTCGCGCCTCGGCATCCTTCACATCCTGGTTGGCCTGATCGACGCGCTGGGCCGCGGCCGCTTCGCGCGCTTCCGCCTGCAGCTTGACCGAGCGCATCGTTTCTTCGCGGTAGGCGTCGGTTGCCGAGCGCGTTTGATTGGCGGCGTACTCGGCATCGGCCACGATCTGGCGGGCCTCGCTGTGCGCCGTGGTGACGCGCGTCTTGCCGTCGGCGAGCTGCCGGTCGATCTCGTCCCGTTCCGCCTGCAGCCGGGCGATGGCCGATCGAGCTTCCCCGATCGCCTGCTCGACGCTGACGACGTCGCCCAGGGCCTCCGCGAGATCCGTCACAGACTGGAACATCCGCGCCAGGCTGCGGACGTTCTCGACGGCTTCGTGCATGGACTTAGCCATTGACGGATCGCCTCACGGCCATGATCACGGTGATCTGGGTCGTGCCATCGCCGCCGGTCACCCGGGGCCGCAGCTCGACGACGTTCTCGAGCACGGTCTTGAGGCCGGCTGAGGTGAACGAGAGACTCGCGCCCGTCGGGTCGCGCAAGGTGAACCAGTTGACGTTGTCGAGGGATCCCTCGATGACGACCGTGCCGCCGACACCGAACGTGCCCTGTACCTGCACCGTACGATCGCCAGAGCCCGTCGAGCCGATCGGCGCGCCGGTATCGCCCGATGCCATGGGCGACCAGGTATAGATCCGGTTGTCGATCAGCAAGTCGTTGGGGCTGTAGGCAATCGTCGACATTTACCGACTCCCGCCGGCGAACGGGCGCCATTTGACGGTGAAGTGGATCTGCTTCGTCCGGTCGTCGTGATCGGGGCCGTTCGGGTTGATGTTCAGGTCCTGCAGCCGGTAACCGACATTGACCTCGACGGTTTTGGACGGGTGGAACTCAAAACCTGCGCCGACTTCATAGCGAGGCTCCCAGATGACATGGGGGCGGTGTTCGGACAGCTGATCGGGCGTCGACAGCTCGAGGACGCCGCCGCCGGACAAATAGAACGCCATCAGGAGCGATTCCATTTTTACTTGTCTCCGTAGAGCTTCTTGGCGTGCATCCCCATCAGGGTGAGCGCCAGCCGAGCCTGCTTGCCGGTCTTGCCGGAAGCGCCCTTTTCCTTTTCGGCATACGCACGCGTCGACATGCCGGCCTTCTTGGCCTTCGCCTTGAATTGCCCGTGGGCGTTCGAGGTAGCGCCAGCGATCCAGTCCTTAGCCATCGGCGTCTCCGTACAGTGATTTCCCGCCATCGGGCTGCGACATTCCGCTGATTTCGGCGTACTCCATACAGAGCGTGACCATGATGTCCGGGTCATCGTCGTCGCCGTCGTTGAACTCGGTGGTCGAGCAGACCGAGCACTTGGCGGTCAGCAACATTTCCGTGCCGGCCCGCGGCGGGGTCGTAATGCCGAGCGCTTTCGACTGCGCGGCGGTGAGGTAGATGCGGGGCGCGTAGTCGTTGGGATCCGACTGCACCATGCCGTTGTCGTCGTCTTTGACGTTGAGCGATGCGAGAGCCATCAGAGCACTCCAGGTTGCGGTGAAAGCGCCGCAATCGCGGTCGCGACGTTAGAGGCGGCCTGGGCGGGCGTCGGCTGTTGGACGCCCTCCTGCACCGGCGGATAGATGATTTCCTGCGCGGACGCAGCCGTCGCCGGCGTGCCATTGGTGAGGTAGCAGTTGGCGACGGTGACGGTCATCAGTTGAAGACCACGAAGTTGAACGCCGGGGTACCCGTCGCGTTCGAGTTGCCGGTCACCGTGAAGCTGCCAGCCGTGCAGCTGACGGTCAGGGGTAACGTCAACGTCGCGTCAGCCGTCTGCATATGGACCAGAACGATGCTGTTGGCGCTGACGTAGCTCGAGGTGATCGTCACCGAGCTCGTGCCCGACGCAAACGCGGCCCGGCCGCGGTCGGAGTTGATCGTCGCGTTACCCGGCGTTGCCGACGTATCGACGAACGTACGACCCGGATCGAGCGCCGGCAGGATGTACTCGTTGTTGTCCGAGCCATAGAAGCCGACCAAAGCACCCGTGATCGGATCGTGCAATCCGGCGACGTGTTTGATCGTATAGCCGCTCATGACGACTTGCCCCTCGCCTGAGTCGCGCGATTCGGGACCATAGTCACCTTTTGAGACTGCTGCGGCACAGAAACTCGGTTGACCGTCGGATTGGTCAGGTTCATGCCGTTGACGTTACCGCGAGGGTTCGAGGTGCTCGTCTCGGTGCGCTTGTCGATTGCCATGGTCGATTCCTTAGTAGCAGGCGTGGATAAGGCCGGCGCCGATCGTCGTGCCCGTGGCCCTGACTCGCTTGGCGCGGATGTACTGCACACCGAACCAATTGGATGTGACGGTCAGGGTGACGGTGTTGCCTTGCGGCGTATCGAACACCAGCGTGCCGGCGCCCTGGATCAAGAGCGCTCGCGCAGGGACGCTCTGGCCGTTGTATTGCAAATCAACGGTGTCGGACGGAACGACCACCACCATGTCGTTGATGGGGGTAAAGTCGTTGAGGGTATTCAGTAACGGAAAACCGCCAGCCATGGTCGTATCCCCTTAGTACAGGGCAAAGATGCCGGTCGCGGTCGTGCTCGTGTTCGCCACAATCAGCACGTCGATCGGCACCACGGTATTGACGGGCACACTGGTCAGAACGAACGTCGCGCCCGACGGGGTCGTGCCGGCGATGTTGCCGGTACCCGTGCAATACAAGCCTCGAGCGATACCGTTCGGCAGGTTCGTCGCGTCGGTCGGCGTCACAGGCAGGCCGTCATAGTCCTGCGTGGACGGCTTGGCGTTGAGGCCGCCGTACGCCGTGACCGGCAGATTCTTGAACTTCTGGTAAGCCATCGTCGGATCTCCTATTGGCCGGGGGCGGCCGATGCCGCGACTGATTCAGGGGAAGCGCCATAGCCGGTCAGCTGGCCCATGATGTCGTTGAGCGCGTTGCTGCTGCCGTTCTTGGTCGGCGCGCTGGCGAGCTTCTGGGCGGTGTCGGCGCGCTGGTTGTTGATGGCCGCCTGCTGCGCCTGCGCCTGCTGCTGGGCGCGCTGCTGGCGCATAAAGGCGACCTTGTCGCTCGCGACCAGGATGTTCGGATCGACGCCCAGCATGTCGCTGTAGATCTCGGCGTAGGCGTCGGGGTCGAAGTTGTCGAGGACCTCGGGCTTCATCTGGGCGACGGTGCCGAGGCTCATGACGAACTTGTCGATCGAGTTGGTACCGACCGCGCGCTGTGCCTGGGCGAGCATCGAGACGAACTCGACGTTGAGGTTCTGGCCCTGCAGCTCGGGCGGCGGCGGCGGCACGATGCGGGCCTCGATCGCCCGGGTGAACGCCATCTCGACCAGGGGATTCAGGAGTTCGTTGTTCAGCCGCTCGAGCACCGGGCCGAGCATCAGGAGCTTCTCCTCGTGCCGCTCGGCCACTTCGGTTGCCGTCATGTTGGGCTGAGTAGAGTTGGCCAACATCAAGAACAGGTCCGCGTAAAAGCTAGAATTGATTCGTTCGCGCACGTCCTGTATGTCGGCCAACAGATGGTTCAGGTCGAGCTGGACCTGAAAGAGGTTGCGGGTCGCGGGCGTACCGGTGTTGTCGAGGTAGCTGATGCCGCCCGGGAGCGCATCGATCTCGCGGTTCTTCATCGACGTCGGCAGCTGCAACGGGGGCTTCGTCATAAAGTCGATGCCCTGCGACTTGCGCAGCTGCTCCTGCTGGAGCTGCTTGACGTCGCCGAGCGCTTCCATGCCCGGGCTGTTGCCGTAGATATCGCCGCCGGCCACGTCCCACCGCGGGCACAATGCCGGAAAATACTTGAACCCAGATTCCCGCAGAGGCTTGTTCGGGTCGCCGCCGATCTCGTAGTAGATCGATTTCCACGGCATGTTCTTGGCGTCGCGCTTGGCCGGATCGCGGTCCTCGCGCGGTTCGATCGCCTGGACGACCGTGATCCAGCCGTCTAGGCTGCCGCGGTCGTACATCGACTGCACGGTCGGGCTGCAGTTCTCGCGCCCGAATTCCTTGACGAGCTCGGCCACAGTCTTTTGGAACTCGCGGTAGACCGTGCAGACGTCGCCGCGCCAGTCCTGGGCGATGCAGTACTCGCCGGCCGTCAGCGTGTACTGGCGCATCACATCGTCGTAGTCGTCAAGCACGAGGGTCGAGGCCGTACCGAACGCGCCCAGTTCCTTGTAGACCGCGTGCAAGCTTCGGTAGGTGTTGCCCTTCTCGAAAATGTCGAGAATCGTCTTCGTGACCTGGTCGAGCCAGATCTTGACCGGCATCGAGTTTTTGAGATCGGGGTCGGCCGTGCCGAGCTTGAACCACGGACGCGCCGGGCTCGTCATACCGGACATCATCCCGGCCGCCAGCGTGTTCAGCGCCTTGGTGCCGGTGTTGTCGAAGATGTTGTTGTGGCGCCGGAAACCGCGGTTGCGGTCCTGCACGAAGTAGCGGCCGTTGCGGGGCAGCAGGTACTGGGTGATTTCGGCCCAGTGGTAGAACCAGCTTTGGCGCTCGTTCTTGAGCTGACCCCACCGGGTCATGACATCCGAGCGCTTGATGGTGTCCGCCATTAGCCGCCACTCGCCATGCCGCTGAGGCCGCTCGATGTGCCGCCGCCGAGCAGCGTGTTCTTGCCGAGGTTCAAGAGGCTCGGGTCAACGCCCTGGGAGCCGGTCAGAAACGTGTTGGCGATGCCTGGGGATCCGCCGCCCTGCCCGGTGCCGGCGAGCGCATTACGCGTGCCCATGGCATCCGGAACCTTCGCGGCCTGCGGGGGCGGCGCGACACTCGGCGCCTTGGGACCTGACAGCTGGGCATACGTCGACGCCGCGGCAGTCGCGACGAGAGCAGCAGTTGCAGTAAAGCCCATTCAGATCTCCCGACTGAACATCACGTCCTGAACGCGATAACCTAGTTTTGGCATCAGCTGCTCGAGCTGCGTGCCTGGCTTCGCGTGCCAAATGACCATCTGCGCGCCCTTGGCCTTGGCGACCCGTTCTGTCTCGCGGATGAGTCGCAGACCGGCCGTGCCGCGGTGATCCTTGGTTACGAACAGAAGGTCGTTCTGGGCGTAGCTCAAGGCGCTGTAATGCAGGTGCGGTCCAATGAAGTTGACCGAATAGCCGACCGGTTTACCGTTCTCGCGCGCGATGAGACCGAACAACATCCCTGCCTCTTCGGCCCTGCGGTAGCGCTCGCGATCGGGCGCCAGCTGCATCAGGGCTTTGTTGCTCGTCAGCTCCTCGCGGTGCTCGACAAGCAGGGGCCAGAGTTGTTCGATCAGATCAACGCAGCGTTCCTCGGTGATCGTGATGGCCATGGTTCTCAGATTCCCGCGAACGGATCGTAAGTGCCGTAGCTACGGGGTTGCACACCGTGCGCGAGATCGAGCGGGTTGTACTCGCCTCGGGATTCGGGTCGCATGAATGCCGGCTTGCGTCGCGCGGCCGGGTACGCAAACGTGAGCGCGAGCGCATCGCCCAAGTCCGGCGACGGTAGGCCGCGCGCCTTGATGTCGTCCTTGGACTCGAGCGCGATCCGGTCCTGGCCGTCGTACCGGTAGGTCGGCGCGGCCAGATCCTGCCGCAGGGACGTGTGGCCGGGGATCGCGCCGCCGGCGAGGATCCACTCGCGCATCTCGAACCACATTTCCGACCGCTTGTTGACGTACCGCGGCTGGGTCGGCTTGCCGCCGAAGTGGACCTCGATGACGTCGTACCCGAGCTGCCGTAATCGATCGATCACACCCGAGCCGTTGCCGGCGTCGATGAACACGGCGTCGGGCTGCCAGTCCTCGATCTCCCGGCCGACGTGGTGGGCGAGCGTCATGTTGTCGATGCCGTGGAAGATCTTGGGCTCGCCGGCCTGCAGGCCCTGGCGGCGCATGATCACGCTGCGGTCGTCCCCGAACCGAGCCGGGTCGACGCCCAGCACCCGTGGCGCGAACTCGAAGTCGTTGGGCTGGATCACGCGCTTCGTCGCCTCCATGATGTCGGCGAGACTAAGCAGCTGGTTGTCGCCGGCGGCCGCAAAGTCGCACAGGAATTCGCGCGCGAAGGACGTCTCCGGCATCGCCTCGCGCAGCCGCTCGACCTCCTTGGGATCGAGCGCATCGGTGTCGTAGACGGTGTACAGCGCGCTATACCAGTTGGCGGTGGACTTCGCCCTGTAGTACAAGTCCGAGAACAGGTTGACGCCGTTCGGGGTGCCGATGAAGAGCGCCCATCCTTGGCGATCGGCCAGCGCCGGCTGCAGGACGTCGATCCACACCTCCGGCTTGATCTGCGCGACCTCGTCGATGACGCAGCCGTCCAGGCGCACGCCGCGCATCGCGTCGGGGTTGTCGGCGCCGTAAACGCGGATCAGGGCGCCGTTGATCTTGATGCGTACCCAGAGCTCCGACTCGTTGATGTCCGCCAGGTTGGCCGCGATTAGCGGGGCGACCTTCTGCTTCAGGCGGCCCCACGCGATCGCCTTGGCCTGCTTGAGAAGCGGCGCCACGTAGAAAAACAGGCCCTGTTCCTTGTCGAACCGCAATGCCTGGTCGAGCAGCTCCGACAGCGCGAGCTCGGTCTTGCCCGCGCGGCGGTGGAGCGCCAGCACCGTAAAGCGCTCACGACGCACATGGCACTCGCGCTGCCACCGCCGCGGTCTGTATCCAAGATCGATGGTCGCCATCAAACGATGCGCCCAAAAAAGAAGCCGCACCGAAGTGCGGCTAATAGGGGGGGGATCGACAGGGAGAAATCACACACACTCACGGCTGCATCGTAGGCGCCGTGTTTTTTACATTGCACACCGCGCGAACCGCGTTCGGTAGGCGCAGATGCTGCGAATTGTTTCCCGTGAAACCTCGAACTTCTTTGCCAGGCGACGGTACCCGAAACCGTATTCCTCGCGGAGCTCACGGATCAGATCGATCTCGTGATCAGTCAGTGTCGCCTTGTGATGCCTTTCACCGTACGCCGCGTGTTTGTTTTTCTGGGCGTCCACGATGAGGCCCCCGCTATGACGTGGGGTCGTCGGCGTGCGGGACGCCGGTGACGATCACGGTGGGCTTCAGGGCTTCGCCGTCCTTGCCGGTCAGCTCCGTCCTGGCGAGCTTCGGTGCCGCGTACTCGGCGAGCTTGGCGACCAGGTCCAGCGCCTTCGACGGATCCGCTTCGGCCGCCTGGCGCAGCCAGATCGAGACGTTGTCGCGGTTGTCGTCCAGCAGCTTTTGGACGGTCTCCCGGAATTCCTGAGTCGCACGGTTCGGGATGCCTTTCGGGCGCCCCTTGCCGGCGTTCGGTGGTCGTGTTCCCTTCTTTGCTCCCATCTGTAGCCTCCAGTAGTTTGCTGTTAGAGGTCAGCTTTCGGACGACGCTCGCGCTCGTGTCCGAAAAGGTAAACGCACAGGATCCAAACGACGACCAGCTGCAGGCAGACCTCGACCACATGCAGGGCTTCATCGAGCAGTTCAACCAGGTACATAGACTTTCCCCAATGCGCTTGCGGTGAGGACCGTCAGCGGCCCGTAGAGCGATTCGAAAAGCTTTCGCTTGAGCTTGAAGGCTTCGGTCTGGACGCCTTTGACGTCCTCGACCGTGGTCTGGCCGTCCTTCCAGTTCACGCGAAAGTCCGCGATGTAACGGATGCCGGCATACAGCTCGAACTTCGGCTGGCACTCGAACGAGACAACGTGACCGGCCCGCTCGAGGAGCTTCAGCTGCTGGTAGCGCTTCGCCTCGAGCTTGGATGCAAAACGGATCTCGTCGATAAAGGTTGGCTTCGCGCCGAACTTGTTACGCGGGTGCATTGGCTTTCCTTTCTGCCACGCGTTTGCGCGCCAGCTTTTTCTTGTAGTACCCGTCGTTGATCGCGTGCTTGATCGTCGCGGGAGCGCAGCCGTACTTGATCGCCAGCGCTTTGTTGCACAGCGTGCGACGAAGGACCGCCGCGGCCTTGATCTCGGCGATCGCGTCGGCCGAGAGGATCTTGGGGCGTCCACTCATCGCGCCCTCCCCGCCTTCATCTCGGCCACCAGGTTGTGCATCCACGGCTCCCAGTCCGATCGCGGGTGCGCTCGCAGCCATTCGCCCCATTGCCTGAGGTAGGCCGGCCGATGGGATTCGGGGACGTAGCGCGGATCGGTGACGGCGCCGGTGTGGCGCGGCATGGTCGCGATCAGGCTCGCGTTGACGCGATCGAGGAGGCTCATTCTTGCCCCCCTTTTTCCCGGTCATTTTTGACCGTCTTTTGCCCTAAAGAGAAAGATGAGCTTAAAAGCTCTAAAGACGAAGAACGGAAGGGAATGTTCTGGTTATTGGTTATTGGTAATTGGTTGGTTGCCCCACCGTTAAGGTTTGGTTGAGCCACCGTTAAGCCACCGCTCAACCACCGTTGAACCACCGTTGAGCCACGGTTCATTTCGGCATCCTCAATTTTTGAGCGATGTCGACGACCGTCGAGTCCAAGGTTCTTTTGCGTGCAGCTGCGCTCGCCAAACCGTTAGCGCGTTGTTTTTCAACGAAAGAATTAAACTTTTTGATCTCGGCATCGGCACGCTTGTTATGCCAACGACCGTCCTGCAACGTAAAGAATTCGTGCAGCACGGTATTGACCGCGGCGCGCTCGTCTTTGCTTCGGGCTCCGATGAGCCGGCAAACTTCGCTCACGTCGGCCGGCAAACTTTTTTCTTCGGAATAATACTTTCCGAGGAGCTGGTGATAGGCGCCATGCTCGACCAAAGTCAGGTGCCCGGTCGCGACCAAATAGTCGCCGATGTGGTGTTGGAAGAACTTCACGCGATCCCCCAGACGACCATCCGGCGGCCGCGGCTGTTGGTGCGTTCGGCAATGCGGACCAATTGGCCCATCAGGTACAGCTCGGACCGGCGCTTGCGGATCGTGGACGGGCCGTAGCCTTTGAACTGCGGCAGCTGCTCGAGCTGCTCGTCGGTCATCGCGCCGTACTCGTCGAAGGCATCGAGTACCTGGTTGTGCAGGTCCGTGAGCTTCTGATCGGACGGCGCCACACAAGTTGGCGGGTCAAGCCGGCGCGCGGCCGGCGGCATGAGCAGAGAGAGTTGAGCATCCATGGCCACTTCCTATGCAATTGTTGTTTTTGATCTCATTGCCTTATCGCCTTCGACCCATTTCTGAAGTCGAACGAGACGTTCCAAATGCGGAGCCCCTATCTCGCCGCGCGCAAATTTCCCAACCCACGTCTGACTGACGCCGAGTTCGGATGCGATTCGCACCTGAGTGGACGGATGGGATTTGATGTAGGCGCGAATCGCGTCGCGCAGCGCAATTAGGTCGGTCATGCGCTTTAGCGTAGTAAGTTTTTACTCATTACGCAAGTGTCTTTTTACTCGACAAATGTCGAACTAGTTCTCTTTCATCTTTGCAGGATTCGAGTTATTGGACGATACTTACTAATAACTTCGTGCTATGGTCTAGCAATGACGAATGAAGACATCGTCGCTACGCTTGCGCGAAATGTGCGAGCTCTCATGGAAGAGAAAGGACTGACCCAGGCGTCCTTAGCGATTCTTACTGAGGGTGCTGTCTCACAAAAGACAGTGTCGAACATTTTGCGCGGCAACGGCATTCAACTGCAGCACCTCGAGCCATTGGCTCGGGCGCTGCAGGTCGAACCTTGGAGATTGCTTGTCAGTCCCGAGGGCGATTCCGTGCGTCTTTTAGAGGCGTTTTCCGCTGCGGATCCGGCGGGCCGCGAGCTGATAAAACAACTGGTCGAGCGTGAATTGACTCTCAGCGAGAAGCGTTAAAGCTTCTTCGATCCGGCTAGTGTCTGACGCTTCCATCGTCGCGTCACCAAGATCCCCTACTGTCGTCCTTGCCGCCGGAATCGCTGAGCTCATTTTCGTGTCCTTTCGCATGTAACTCGACCGCACAACATTACCGAAAACATTTTTGGTTCAAAAGAACCGATTTCGCTTTTTTTTTAAAAAAATGCCCTCGTTAGTAACTTTTTGCTTGACACCCCCCCCACCGTTTAGTAACTTTTTGCTACGGGCGGCAACCAAGCCGCACTGGGGGCTACAAATGGACGTAACAAGCAACCTCATCTGCCTAAGTTTTTACGTGGTCATTCTGCTCGCATTTCTCTGCGTCGGCGGTTTGATTACCAACCTGGTCGAATCGCGCTATCAGCGCCGGCAACGGAAAGCCGCAAAGATTCAAACGTGGAATTGCGACATGAAGGGGCTCCGCTAATGGACTCCTACTACAGCGATTACGACCGCGACTACGACGATTGCCTGGTCGAGCGCCCGTCGCTTGACGGCCACTGGTACTGCACCCGGTGCGACTGGGAAGGCGACGACCCTGATTTCACCGAAGACGAGTGCGTACACGCCTTCGGTTCTTTTTCTGTAATCGACGAAGTGTTTTGCCCCCACTGCGGCACGGACGCTCTTGAAGACGGCCACCGCCCTGAGACCAATGAGGAGATCGACGATGCTGACTGTTGAACAACTCGAGACCCGCAAGTCGGGCATTGGCGGATCGGATGCCGCCGCGGCCTGCGGTGTCTCGCCCTGGAAGACGCCGCTGCAGCTGTGGATGGAAAAGGCCGAAGGCTTGCAGCTGGACGACCTAAGCAACAACGACAAAGTCCACTTCGGCAATGTCCTCGAGGACGTTGTCGCCGCGGAATTCCAGCGTCGCAAGGGCATCAATGTGATGCGCCATCGCGCGACGATGCGCCACAAGGATCGCCCGTTCATGTTGGCCAACATCGATCGCCGCCTGGTTGGCGTTCGCGAAGGCCTCGAGATCAAGACGGCGGACTCGCGCACGGCCGCCCAGTGGGGCGAGCAGGGATCGGACGAGATCCCAATGCATTATCTTCTGCAGTGCGTCCACTACATGGCGGTGACCGGGTGGGATCGCTGGCACGTCGCGGTCCTGATCGGCGGCAACGAATTCCGCTCGTACGTCATCGAGCGCGACGTGACCCTCGAGGAACGCCTGATCGATCGCGAGAACGCGTTCTGGTCCTGCGTGACCCGTCGCGTCCCGCCGCCGGCCGAGACCGCCGAGGATCTGCTGCTGCTCTATCCCAAGGACAACGGCGAGGCGATCGTCGCGACGCCCGAGATTGCCGACGCGATCGAATCGCTCAAGAACCTCAAGGCCGAGCTCAAGGGCCTCGAAGCCGGCATCAAAGACCGCGAGACCCAGATCAAGGCCTTCCTCGGCGATGCCGCCGAGATCATCGTCGGCGGCGAGGGCAAGAAGCTGGCGACGTGGAAGTCGCACGAGACCAACCGTCTCGACTCCACGGCCCTGCGCAAAGCGCACCCGGCAATCGCCGACCAGTTCACCACCACATCCACGCAGCGCCCGCTGCGCATCATCTGAGGACAGACCCATGAACGCAGTAGTTCAAACCCCCGCCCGCGCGCCCTCGCTCGTCGAGCGCTTTGCGAACAAGTACCAGGTCGACGCCGGCAAGCTGCTCACGACCTTGAAGCAAACCGCCTTCCGCACCGAGAAGCCGGCTTCGGATGAGCAGCTGATGGCGCTCCTGATCGTCGCCGAGCAGTACGGCCTCAACCCGTGGACCAAGGAGGTCTACGCGTTCGAGGACA